CACTGGATTCCAGTGGAAAGGAGGTCTCCCCCGATTCCTCGGAGGTTTCCTCGGTCTTGTGTTTGACCGTAGTAGCGGTAAGTTGCTCGACAATCCGTCGATAGATGCAATCCATGCCATTCGCCAGCTCTCGCTGATGTTTGGTAAGATCGCGCTCCCGTGTAGCGATACACGCGTACGGTCTGCTATCTCCGAATTTGTCGAGTGTGAGCAGGATGTTCGTACAAGCGACGCCGGTAGAAGTAAAGGACTCGTCCTCGACTTCGAACGGATGTCGTCTGTATTGTTTACGGATCTGTTCGTTCAGGCTGATAGAGAGATCTATGAGCTTGACGTAGTTCCGAAGCACGGTCCAGGCGCTACAGCTGAAAAACTTTCCAGCAATGGAAAGTATAATCAGCGCGACTGGCCCGCTCGCCTTGAAGCGATTTTTCCATCACTGGAAATGTTGCTTCCAAGCGCCTCTTATTTCGAGGAGCTTGATGGCGTGAACATCCTCGAACCTGGGGCTGAAACTCCCGTGAGGGTAGTTACAGTTCCTAAGACGTTGAAGACACCACGTATTATTGGCATTGAGCCTGCTGCTATGCAGTATAGTCAGCAAGCTATTATGCCGTTGTTCGTGGAGGGCATCAAGAAAGATCCTCTCTTGAATACCTTCATCGGTTTCGATGATCAGACTCCTAACCAGGAGTATGCTCAGCGAGGTTCCTTGACTGGGAACCTAGCTACGCTAGATCTTAGCGAAGCTTCCGATCGTGTCTCCAATCAGCTCGTACGTGGTATGCTAAGCCGATGGCCACATTTGCATATGGCCGTCGACGCATGCAGGTCACGGAAGGCTGACGTACCTGGCTATGGCGTAAGACGCCTCGCCAAGTTCGCGATGATGGGTTCAGCTCTCTGCTTTCCCGTTGAAGCGATGGTATTCACTACCATCATTTTCCTCGGGATCGAAGAGTCGCTCAACAAGCCGCTGACCCGCAGAGATCTTCGCGATTTCTCCGGGCAGGTGCGCGTCTATGGAGACGATATCATCGTCCCCGTAGATCATGTGCGCTCAGTCGTACGTATGCTCGAAGCTTTTGGGTTTCGAGTTAATACGCGCAAGTCTTTCTGGAACGGTCAGTTCCGTGAGTCTTGTGGTAAGGAATACTTTGCAGGCCATGACGTTTCTGTTGTCAGGGTCCGCACTGAACTCCCTACACGACTGGAGCATGTTACAGGAATCATTTCCATTGTCAATACCAGAAACCAGTTGTACTTTGCTGGATACTGGCAGACATGTAAATGGTTGGACGAGTACATCCGAGGAGTTATTCGACACTTCCCGGTTGTTTCTCCGTCTTCTCCTGTGCTGGGTCGTCACAGTTTCCTTGGTTATGAAACCCAGGGAAATGACGACGCTCTACAACGCCCCTTTGTCAAGGGCTTCGTAGTGTCGGCCGAGTCGCCTAGCGATCCGCTAGACGGCCCGGGCGCCTTGCTCAAGTATCTACTCAAGCATGCCTACGAGAGTAAGTTCTACCCTCGTAGGAGGCGCGACGATCAGCCTGTCGTCGACAGTAGACATTTGGAACGTGCTGGACGTCCTCATGCCGTCAACATCAAGCTGAGGAATGCCTGCCCATATTAGAGGGCAGGGCGGCGGAAGCCGCGAGGGGGGATGCTAAGTCTCGCGTACGCAGTACGCGAATACTAGCTGATCCCGAGAGTTAGGCCTTAATACAGCCAACCTCTCTTGGAGATGCACTTTG